TGACGATTGAAAGTGTCAAACCTCGCCGCGAGGCGAATGGGAACGCGGAGAAATAACGATGAAAAATAGTGTCTTACTTGGTAGCGGAGGAGGGACTCGAACCCCCGACACAAGGATTATGATGCACCCGCTAGATGCGGGAAATCAAAGTCTTATCTCTGCTACGCGCGTCAAACCCGCGACGGGAAATCAATCGCTTGCGCGCGATTTGTCAAACCCTGACGACCTCGGACCTCCTCCTAAAATCAAAATCCCGCCGGGCGATTTTGATCGCGTGGGCGGTGACTCTCTCCCTGCCAAGGCAGTTCTCGCCCGCAAGTGGCCAGGCCTTCGCATCAACCGCATGACGGGGCGCTGGCATGATGAGGCCAGCGGATCGAAGGGCGAAGGTTTCGACACCCTTCTCGCCTTCATTCGAAATCCCGCCACCCGCAAGCGGAGCCGGACGAGCGAGGCCTCCCATGACTAACGGGCCTCAGACGATCTATCGGCCTGCCAGGCGCGCGCAATTTACCGTCATCAGCAACGCGATAATGAACGACGGGCACCTCTCCGCCGAGGCCTTGGGAGTGCTCGTCTATCTCCTTTCGCGCCCGGACGATTGGATCATCCACCGCGAGCAGCTCATGGCGCGATTCAAAGTCGGCCGCGACAAATTTCAAGCCATCTTTCGTGAATTGAGCGGATGCGGTTATGCCCGCCTCGAATCCATCGCTGACGCGGAATCGGGGCATCTTGCCGGAAAACGATGGGTGATCATCGAAGAACCCGAGGCGGAAAGCCGAGAGCCTGAAAAGCCGTCTCTCGGTGGCGTGACCGAGGAACGGGTTTGCCGACTGTCGGAAAAACCGACGGTCGGAAAACCCGGCCATATAATAAATACTGATCTTAAACCTAATACTGATTCAGAACTTAAGACTGTTCCCCCCCTTCCCCCCGCCGCCGCGGTGAGCGACGGGGGAGAGGGGCTTTGGTCGCGTTTCGAAAGGGCGTGGCCCTGGCAGGATGGGCAGTCGGAAAGCGTCGAGGCGGCCCGAAGGGCATTCGGGAGGCTAAGCGAGGCTGACAAGCGGCTGTGTGTCGAAGGCGCTCAGGCATTCCAGCCTAGACCGGGCAGGGTTTGCGCAGCGGTCTTTGTCACTGAACGCCACTGGACGGCCGTTCCTCGTCGGTCGAGACCAGACACAAGCACAAGCGCGTCGTGCGCATCCAGCGCGAAGGCAAGCAAGCGATCGGACGGGACGTGGTGGCTCGCGCCCGACTCGCCGCAGCTCCAGCGCTGGCACGAGCACGAGCGCAAGGCATTCGGCAAGGCAAAGATGGGCTGCGTGCGACCGAGCGAATGGCCTCCTGGCACTGTCTCGGCGCCGCGCGCGGCTGAGAATGAGCAGCATGCAGCTTGTTAACAATGGGTTATCGCTATGGCTTTCTCCCCTAAGACGACTCGGCCGTCCTTTGGCACCAGACCGAAGAGCGAGACGCGTGCCGAATATGACGCACGCCGCCGAAGCCGCTACGAGTGGCGTAAATGGTATGGCTTGCAGCGATGGCGGCGAAGGGCAAAGGCGCAACTCGCGAGCTATCCGCTTTGCTGCATGTGTGAAGCTGAGGGGCGCGTCGAAGTGGCAACCACCGCCGACCACATCGTGCCACACCGCGGCGACTGGGCACTGTTCTGGGAAGGCGAGCTGCAATCGCTATGCAGCTATCACCACAACAGCACAAAGCACAGCGAAGAGGCTCGGGGGTCTTAGCTTGGCGAAAAGGGGATACCCCCCTCAAGGACCAGAAGCTAAGGGGGTGCCACCGTCCAGGTAAGCAAGGAAAAAAGTCCGCGAAATTAGGAAAATATTTTTTTTAATCCCAAATATGGGAGTAAAAAGCCTTGTGCGGCGTTAGCGATCGCAGCAATGCGGGGCTAGTGGTCAAAATCAAACGCTTGGTTCCCAGGCCCGCGGATGCCGGTTGACTGCTTTTGACCCATAGCGGTCCTTTGCAACTTTGCGACGCTGTTGGCAGCGCTCCGGTTGATATGTTAAAAATATCGCTGCAACAAACTCAGGTGATCGAATGCTGACCTATATTTATGTCGACGGATTTAGGTCACTCAGTGATTTTAAAATGGAGATTCGTCCGGGTCTGAATATATTGATTGGACCTAATGGCAGCGGTAAGAGCAATATAATTAGCTTCTTTCAATTCCTATCGAGACTGATGAGGTCTGGCCTAAATGATGCAGTTAGTCTCACGGGCGGGGCAGGTGCCTTTTTCCAAAAAGTAGGAGAGGCGAGTTTTAAGAATGAAGTGAGAGTTGAGGTTCAAGGACTCACTTCTTTTACGGTGTCTGCGCCGAACCGACCATCAGACGTTTCGTGGCTACAGTATAAATATACCTTTACAGTTCAAGCTAGCGACAGATTCGACAGCATCGTATTCGCCAACCAAAAGCTGTGCTTGAAAAATTTCGAGTCACAACCCACGCTTCTCTCTAATCTACATCTGAATGAAGACTGGGAGCTAGTTTTAGAAAGTTCTGCTGACCCACCCAGCGTATTCATCTCATGTCTAAAGGAGAGCTGGACGAATGCGAATAGGTGGCCATCAAGCTTCTCAAAGACTGAATTAGATGAGTTGCTTAAGAGAGGTGCTGAAGCGGCGCAATCAACTTCGCTTGTGCAAATGATGCCGTATCCTGGTTTCGAGGCGATGCACTACGTTGCCGGAGATTTGTTTGGCGGAGAGACTCTAAACATAAATCCCGTTCAAGTTAAGGAGCCTGAGGATAGCGCTCGGGATCCCGGAATCCGAAGCGATGGGTCGGGTCTCGCGGCCACTCTTTGGCATATGCGGAATGAGCCGCCTTACCCTGGCTACTTTTGGGGGCCGTCCAGTTTCACTCGGAGGCGTTGGCCAAGGGAGGTTGCCGATCAGTTGCAGTCTCTCATTCGGATTGTGAATCCACAGATCGAACGTGTCGATGTAATCAATGAACCATTTGACAACTTGCTTAAAATTAAGGTGCGGATGGCGAGCAAAAAAGACACTATCGATCTGCCGTTATCCGCTATGTCTGACGGAACCATTAAATGGGCATCGCTGATAACTGCGATCCTCACCTCTCGTGCAATAATTGCAATCGAAGAACCAGAAAACTTCCTTCACCCACTCATGCTGATCGAAATTCTAAAGCTCATGCGCACAACGACTATGGATAAGCTTTCTTTTGTAATCATGACTACGCACAGCGAAACTCTGCTCAATGCAGCGCATCCGAACGAAGTTATTGTGGTTTCAATGGATGATGGCGTTACTTGTGGCCGCCGCCCCCACAACCCGGAACAGCTAGCAAAGGAAATCCGCGAGACTGGGTTTGGGCTCGGACATTACTATCTTGCTGGGGATTTAGGCGATGCCTGAGCCTGCTTTTCTCGTCGAAGGATGTATGGAACAGCGGATAATCCAGGAACTCTGTCCGAGAAAGCCCGTCCGGCTAATTGGATGCAATGGTGACGACGTATCGGTGGCAGCCATCGCGAAGGCACTAAACGCGCGGATCCGCCTTTTAGGTGATTATCACCCCATCATTATCATTCTTGATCGCGAGCGACGTGTAGAGTCGTGTGGCCAACTGATACAAGACTTGAGCGCCTTGCTTGATAATACATACAATCACCAAGGCAAGTATGTCATTGGCATGGCGGATAGAACTATCGAAAACTGGATCTTATCCGACTGGGATAGTATAGCTTCGCAAAACTCAAGCTTTAAAGCTCTCACCGATGAAATTCAGGGGGCGCACGGAAAGTCCGAAATCAGAAAACTATTGCCAAAGGAGATCATATATCATGAAACGACTGTTGGCGTGGATCTCTTCCTAAAATGTCGCCCAGCTCAGCTGTTCGCCAGCAACGAGAGTTTTCGAAATTTCGTCTCTCAGCTGAACATAGAGTGCTGGTGGTTAAGCGAGATCGATTCACGATTTGCCCCGACATCGTGGTCATGCCCGCAGGCTACCCTCGAGGAGTCTTAGGAAGGAAATGGGAACCATTTTTCTGCCCTTCGAAGATCTCTAAGTCAGCAAATATCAATTTCGCTTTAGTCGAACTCCGCCGATCCGAGCGAGCGTCCGCCCATGGCGCATTGCTGACTCTCCGCTCGGAGCTTGTGAGGGGTTCCAAGCGTCAGATTTCCACCACTAGGTCAGCGGCCGCCTGGCTCTGTGATCGTCACGCAGACGCCGTTCGCGCCATCGTCGAAGAACCGGGCGCCTCGGGCTTCCAGGGCGGCGCGGATTGCGTCGACCGTGCGCTCTTTGAGCGCTTCGCCACGTTCAAGTCGGACGATGGTGTTAGTCGAGACCTTGGCCGCCTCGGCTAAATCTCTCACCTGGAGCTGCAACGCGGCGCGAGCCATACGGCACTGAGAGGGCGTCATTCAGCAATCCCGTCGCAAAATCGCCTTGACGTAGCGATTTATCTCAGCAAGTATCGCCACACAGTGGCAATTTCGCCGCCGAAAAGCAACGCGGAAATTGCGTTTTCCGCGGAGGGAACCGAAATGGCCGGAGAGACCGCCTTTATCTCTGACAAGCTGTCCGAAGCTCTCGACATCTCTAGGGCTATCGAGATGGCAATTCTAGGCTCCTCGACGATCGATCCTGTTGAAAGAAAAGCGCTCAGTAGGATCGCAGAGATGCTCGCGACTGAACTGTTGGATATTTCCCAAGGAATGGAAGTGCAGCGCAGAGCCGAAAAGGGCGGAAAATGATCCCCCTCCGCGCGGCCTTTGACCGCCTTTCTGCTTGGTGGCGGCTAAGGCGGCTTCTCTGCAGAGCGCGCCTCGCCGTCATTCTTGCGGCTGCTATCGATTGGCTCATTTCGGCATTGCGTCCGAGACCCTGATTTTGCGGCCGCGGGCCAGACCCCCGGTTGACAAATCGCCTGCGAATCGTCATTGTCATTTCAATGAAACGCAGCATTGCAAACCAGGTGGCTCGGATGAAAGATGTCTTGACGGGAGAGGTATTGAAAGCGGTGAACTGTAACCGCCAAGATTATAACAACTGGCGCAAGCGCATCGATTTTAGTGCAGAGCGCTATGACGAGCTGACTGACGTGCGGGAGACGATCAAATATTTCCCCGCGCTGCTGATTGGTTTCATGACCTCTCTCGTGCACGCGGGTTTTGAACCCTCCGAGGCCGCGAGTCGCGCGGAAATCTACGCGGTGAGATATCGCAATAAGGCCGATTTTCCCAAGTGGTTGATTTCCTATCCGGGAACTGAACACGAAGTTCACTTCGGCGACAAGGGGGCAGAGCGCACGATCGCCGCCGCGTTCGAAATGCAAGCCGCAAATCCGGCGGTAGATTGGCCTGACGCGATCGAGACGAGCGCAAATCCCAATCGCAAGTTCACCGTCGCACGCATTGTCAACCTCGCGGAAATTGGCGCGCGGATCGATCAACTTTTCTCTCGCGAAGATTAAGCGAGACACAATCCCCACCGGCCAGGGACGATCAGCGGGACGTTGATCGGGCCGCGCATTGCGGGACGCGTGCGCGGCCGGCCGGACCATTTAGGGGCGCGTTCTGACGGCCACGCGGCAGGCCGAATAACGGGAAGGCGAATGGTGGCCCCGAACTGTTTTCGCTTCAATTCGCCAATGCCGCATCTAATTCAAAAGTTCCAGTCCGCGTTTCGCATGCGTTCCGCCTTCAACTAAGGATAAAATCCATGCTGCGCTTGATTGAATTAAAAGAAACCCGCGAGGCGAAGCGCGCCGAAGCGGCTGCGATCGTCGACGGCGACCTAGACGATAATAAGCGGGCTCGTTTTGACACGCTGAAGACAGAACTTCGCGTCCTTGATGGCGATATTTTGCGCCTCGAGACGATGGCCGAATACGAGCGCCGCGCAGCCGGCAAGCCCGTGACTGGCGACAGCGCCGATCGCGAATTCGCCGATCTCGTTGGAAAATTCGAGATGCGCCAGGTGGTCTTAAATCTCGCCGAAAACCGCCCGTTCACTGGCGAGACGGCTGAAGTCATCAACGAGCTGCGCGGCAAGGGCGGAATTCAAGGCGTCCCGGTTCCATGGGCCGGGCTCGAGAGGCGCGTTGGCGAAACCGTCGCGTCAGGCGTTCCGAATCCCATGAATACCCGGCCGATCATTGATCGCATCTTTCCAGACAGCGCCGCCGTTCGGATGGGCGGTGAGTTGATCTCGATCGACTCGGGCGACGTGGAATATCCCGTCTGCACTAGCGCCGTCGCCGCCGCCTGGTCCGCGACCGAAACAGGCAGCGTCGGCGGGCCGACTGCCTACGCCACGACTGACAAACCGATGACGCCGGCAAATACGCTAGGCATCACCATGAAGATCACCCGCAAGAGCATGAAGCAAAACGGCGACGCGCTCGAACAGGCCATTCGGCGCGATATGGCCGGCGCCATCGGCGTCGCGATGGATAAGGCGGTTTTCCTTGGCGCAGGATCGTCCGGCGAGCCTGCGGGCGTCCTTGTCGGCTCCTATGGGATCACGTCGACCAGTGTCGCCGCCGCGGCCTCCTGGGCGGCGTTCCGCGCGGCCGTGAAGCGGTTTATTACCGCAAATGCCGCGGGCTCCCCGGCGGATGTCCACCTCCTTCTGCGGCCCGAAGTTTGGGACACGATGGACAATGTTGTGCTCACCGGAAGCGACTCGAGCGAGTGGGATCGAATGCTCGCGAACATCCCGGCGAAAAATATCGTCATGTCTTCGAACGCTCTCGCCGCGCCGACCGGCTCGCCGCTCGCGTCGAAGGCGCTTTTGACGACGAACGTCAACGGCGTTGCGCCCATCTTTGTCGGGCTCTGGGGTGCAATCGATGTTATCCGCGACCCATATTCCGACGCGGCGAGCGGCGGCTTGCGCCTCACGGCTCTTGCCACGATGGACGTGACGGTTGCGCGCGGCGCGCAGCTCGAAATCCTGACCGGGATTCAGTGATGGAACGGGAACGGCGCACGTTTCAGATCGAATTTCGCGCGGCGGGGAGCAAGCCCCGCCGCCTCGAGGGCTACGCCGCGATTTTCGGAAAAGAGACGCGCGTCGGCGATTTTTCCGAGACGGTCCGCGCGGGAGCCTTCGCGGCGTCGCTCGCAAGCGGGCGTGACATTCTCGCCCTAGCCGATCACGATCCTGCGCGCGTGCTCGGCCGCACGTCGAGCCGGACGCTTCGCCTCGCGGAAGATAGCCGCGGACTCGCATTCTCACTTGACTTGCCTGACACGCAAGCCGCCAACGATATTTTGGCGCTCGCGGCGCGCAACGACCTTGGCGGTATGAGTTTCGGCTTTACCGCCACAGATCAAAAATGGAACGGCGATCGGCGCGAGCTGTGCGCTGTCGACTTGCACGAAATCTCGGTCGTATCGGCCTGGCCGGCCTATGACGGAACGATTGTCGAAGCCCGCTCTGCGCTCCGGCGCGAGCCTGTGAACAGCGACTTGATGCGCCGTTTTCTCGAATTGTTGAGGGGCTGACATGGGCGTTTTTGACCGTCTTATGCGACTGTTCGAGAAGCGAAACGGATCGTCATATATTTCTGAGCACGCGTTCCGCATCATGGGCTCCAGCGCGTCAAACCCGGACTCGGTGCTGTCCGCTCTCTCCGTCGCGAGCGCTTGCGTGGCGCGGCGTGCTCAGGGGCTCGCTTCCGTTCCGCTGCTGATCTATCGCAACGTCGGGAAGGACAACGCCTCACGGGCGGAGGATCACCCGCTCTATGACGTTCTCAACGTCTACCCAAATGATTACCAGAGTCCCTACGAATTTCGGGAATTCCTCTATCGCTCTCACGATCTTTATGGCAACGCCTATGCGCGCATCGAGCGCGACGCTCGCGGCCAGGTGACAGCGCTTCACCCTTTCCCGCCGTTCAACGTCGCCATCGAGCAGCTCGCCAATGGGCGCCTTCGCTACCAAGCCGTCGATATCGCGCAGAAGAGCTGGACGCTCCTCCAGGAGGAAATGCTTCACGTGCGCGGCTCAACTCGCGATGGCATTTACGGCCAAAGTCCGATTGCGATCGCGCGCGGCGCGCTTAACCTGGCGATTTCGCACGCGGAGACGGCTTCTTCACTTGCCGAAAATCGACTGAGCCCAGGTGGACTCGTTTCGATGGATGGCAAGCTTAGCGAGGAACAACACGAAAAGCTTCGCAAATGGTTGGATAGTTGGAACGGCGGGAGTTTGAAAGCTGGGAAGCCCTTAATTCTGGACAACGGCGCGAAGTATTCGCAGTTGAGCTTTTCGCCTCACGACGCGGAATTCCTGGAGTCGCGCCGGCTCAGCAATGAAGACGTGGCGCGGATATTCGATTGCCCGCCCACAAGTGTCGGCATCGTCGACCGCTCGACCTATTCCAACACCGAACAAGAGGCGCTGGCGCTTGTTCGAAACGCGCTCATGCCGTTCGCCGCGCGCTTCGAGAGCGCCTTCGGGCGGTGCCTGTTGACGCCAACCGGCCGGAAAAGCTTTTTCCTGCGTCACGATTTTTCCGAGCTGTTGCGCGGTGACATGAAAACGCGCTTCGAGGCTTATCGCATCGCTCGGGAGATGGGCGTTTTCAGCGCGAACGACGTGCGGCGACAGGAAAACGAACAGCCGATCCCGGGCGGGGAAATTTACAACCAGCCGTCAAATTGGTCCGTGCTCGGCCAATCGCAGCCCCCTGCAAACCCGCCGACGGTCTAAGCCATGGCAAGCGCGACATTGCAACTCAACATCATTCCAAAGCGTATGCTGACCAAGAGCGAGGCGGCGCATCATTGCGGCCGACCGGTCAAGCGCTTCGAAGTTGAATGCCATGTCGCGCCGGTGCGCTTCCCGAACGGCGATGCACGCTACGATGTGCGCGATCTCGACTCTTGGCTTGATAGCCTGAAAGGCGGACGTTCGAACGACGATGAAGATATCATCGGGAGGCTCGAATGACGAAGATCAAGCTGCGAGGGTTTCAGATTTTCGAGGATCGGCATGGGCGCTGGCGCTGCTATCATCGCAAGTCGCGCACGGCGATTGACCTCGCAAAATTCCCGATCGGCTCGGCTGAGTTTTTCGCCGAGTGCACGCGCATCACCGCCTTGAAAGAGGCGCAGACGCCGAAGGAGAAGCCCGGCACGCTCGGCATGCTGATCACGGCCTATCGGGCGCACGCGGCTTTTCAGGACCTCGCCCCGCAAACCCAGGCGGACTACCAAAAAATTTTCGACTTTCTGCGGCCGGCCATCGACATGCCGCTTGTGCGCTTCACTCGCCCGATCGTCGTCAAGATGCGCGACCGCGCCGCCGAGAAACGGGGCCGGCGTTTTGGCAATTATGTGAAGGCCGTCTTCTCAGTCGTTTTCACGTGGGGGGCCGAGCGCGGTCACATTGCTGACAATCCCGCCTCGGGCATTAAGGACATTCGCCGGCCGAAGAGCGCGCCCCAGGCCAATCGGCCCTGGAGCGATGCAGAGCGTCACGCCGTCCTGGACGCCGCGCCGGCGCATATGCGCCCGGCGATCGCCTTGATGATGATGACGGGCCTCGGCCCGAAGGATGCGCTCTCCCTCCCGCGCAACCATTGGCGCGACGGCGCGATTGCGACGAAGCGGTCGAAGACCGGTGAGCCTGTTTACTGGCCGGTTCCGTCGCCGCTGGACGAAATCTTGCGCGCCGCCCCTGCCCATAGCGCCACCACGATTTGCGCGAGCTCAAAAGGGACGCCCTGGACGCTGGACGGATTCCGCGCCTCCTGGGCGCGCCTGCGCATCAGCCTGGAGCAGGCCGGCGCAGTTGGGCCGGGGCTGACCCTTTACGGGCTGCGGCACACGATGGCGGTGATCTTGCGCGAGGCTGGGCATGACGAGCGCACGATCGCCGACGCCCTCGGACAGAAGACAATCGAGATGGCGCGCCACTATTCGAAGGGCGCGGATTTGCGGTCGAAGCAGCGAGGCACTGTCGCGTCGTTCGAGGACGCGCTGAACAAACGGCGGACGAAAGCTGTCAACCTTGACGATTGAAAGTGTCAAACCTCGCCGCGAGGCGAATGGGAACGCGGAGAAATAACGATGAAAAATAGTGTCTTACTTGGTAGCGGAGGAGGGACTCGAACCCCCGACACAAGGATTATGAT